CATTAGTATCAAAAAAGGTTCCATTCATTTTACCGAGGCGCATTTCAATTTCCAATCCTGGTGTGTCCTTAGATTGGAAGATGAGGTCTTTGACATTATCGAAGATAGTTTGTGTATCCATGTTTCTTTTAAATAAAGATTGTTCTCTTTAATATTCTTTTATGACTTAGGTATTTAATTTATAATTAAAACAGTTTATGATTTTTTTTCTAATGCTAAATTAATTTTATCCATTTTATAAACATATCTACGGACAAATAAATATAATAACGCAGACATTGTATCAAAAGTTCCGTAATGAACTGGTTTTTTAGTTCTATCTCTAGAAGCAATTGCTAAAACCTGCATAAAATCACCGAAAGTTTTACTCCATACACTTTTAGATTTACCAGTGGTTAAGTCTTTTTGTGCCACAGCCTTAGAATTACCTATATTTATACTTACATTATTTACTTTAAGAACAGAATTATTTACATTATTTACGTATCCAATAGTAATAGGATTTCTACATACAATTATTTTATATTTTCTCATTTGAAAGTCTATAACTTGTAATTTTTTCCTTGGTGTCAAACGTTTTAGAAAATTAACTATAGAACTGTTTTCACTAAAACCATATCCAGGATCTAAAACACGTTCCAAAGGAATATATCTTTTTTCAAATGGTATAGTTCTAAATGCAATTTTTTTATCTGATTCTGAATCTATACTTATATATTTAATTAATTTATTTATTACTTTTTTCTTACTTATAACATCTAAATTATCATGTATTCTATTTTTATTTGTATTAGTTTGTGGTAAGAACTTACTAAAATTATTTTTTATATTTTTCTCCATTTGACTATTAATTTTCAACTCTGGAATATTAAGATTTGTATTTATTTTATAAGTTAATATATTGAGTTTAAGAAGTTGATCTAATATATAATTACGTTTATTTTCATATTTAAGAATGGACATTGTACGTTGTATAAGTTCTTTTTTACATTTTATATATTTTGGAAAAATAGTATAAATTGTGCTCTTATTATTAATTAATAATAAAAAAAAATTATCTTCTAAACATATTTTATCGTGTTTTTGATCCATCCATAATAAAATATTTAATGTAATGAATGTATTTATATCAATATTAGCAGTTGTTTCTTTATCGGCTCTCATCTTAATATCACTTGGAATGGTCATTTTTTTGTATTCATTTGTGTTATATTTTTGTATAGCTATATTTTGTATACTAGAATTATTATTTTCTGCATTCGATTCATAATCATGTGTCATATGAGAAGTCTGTCTACCTTTTGTAGTTGGTTTATTAAGAGCCCTATGAGTAAGTGGTCGCTTATTTCTTATTTTTTTATTCTGTAATGCTGTTCTAACTCTCACCAATGTTGAATAGAGAGGAGTTTCACCATAAAATTTCTTTTTCTTTAAAATTGGTTGTGAAAAATCAGTAATTTTAAGAAAAAATTTTCTAAGAATTTTCTCGCCGTTCATATAATTATTACTTTTTTGTATTAGCATTTTAGTTGCTTCATTATCAGCTTCATTTAGGTTTGGCAACATATTGCGTGCCATGGCATATTGCGTGTATCCTATTTTGGGATTTTTTAACATTTCACGAGTGTTTAAATTATTTAACAAATTTAAATATGTCTTATAAAATGTTTTAAGTTTTCGTTGAGTATAATTATATAATCTCAAGCGATTAGATACATTAGTATCATTATAACTATTAACAAAATTTTCACTTATATCTGGAAATTCTTCTAACAATAATTCAAACAATTTTTTCCTGTTTTTATCGGTTTCGCGCGCGTTTGCGAGACGACTGACGGGTTTCGGTGACGTGGTTGTCGCTCGCAGCTTCATTTCTCGAATTTTTTCATTGAAATTTATTTGACGCCGTGTTTTTGGTAATTCAGATACAATATGTTTAGAGTTAGAATTACCATGAATTTTAAATAAATTTATAATACCTGAAATAGTTTTCACATTTTCATTTTTCATACTATTTGGTAATTGACTTTTCAATGTTTTTAAAAATTTATTATATGATGTTGTCCCTCCATGTATTTTAAAACCATATCTTTTTAATTCTTTTATTACTTCCGATATAACATCTTTTTTATTATTTAATACATTACTTATAACTTTTTTACCTTCCCTTGAAATCTTCTGATAATCATTTTTAAATTTTTCAAATTTTTCTAATTCAGAAGGAACCACCGAATGAGATGTAGACGGTTCAGCTCCACTACTACTAGGTTGTATAGGAAAAGGTGAATTTTTATTATTTCGTGTAGGCCTGATATTGTTTACACTCTGAATCCTCTTATTCGGTTTTAAAAATTGCTTTGGTGGCATACTTAATAAGTAATAATATTATTTTTTAGGACTACGTCCCATACGTCTTGCAAATGCATTTTTTAAACCTTTTAATGGATCTTTTTTAGGTTTTCTTACAAGTTGTGACGAAGGGCTTGTATTTGGACTTTTTGGACTTTTTGGACTTTTTGTTTTTGTTTTTTCTGGTGCACCCATTTCATTTTGTAGAAATTGTATTAAATTATTATTAATCTTAATATTATTATTATTATTATTATTATTATTATTATTAAAATTATTATTAGAATTATTATTAGAACCAGAAACATATGTGTAATTTGGTGCATTAGGTGGAAGTATCGCTTTTTTATAATGCTGTGTTGACTTTACTCGTTGTCTTTTAAAACTATCTAGGTTTTTTTTTGTTTTTTTAGTTATACGTTCTGAAATTATGTCATTCATACCAATAATATAAAGCGTAGGATAAGTAGTCATTGCAATGTTAGGTCTGGAAGAAGTTTGTTTTATAAAAAATAATCTTGGTTCCATACATAAAATTTTTGATAGTTTAATAAATATAGAAGCTGCATGTTTATCAGCTGTTCCAAATGCCATGACAAAATCACTACTCTGTTTATTTTCTTGAATAACTTTTAGGATCATGTTAAAATCACCCATGAATTTACCTAATGCTTGACGTGCTCCATTTTTAGATTTTGAAGCAGTTGTTACATTAATTTTATTATCATCTATTAACATATAAAATTTTTTATTATTAATGTCATATTCATGACTAATTTTAAAATTTCCAATAGATTTATTATTATTATTAATGAGATTTATATTAACATTTATACCTTTTTCATTCATTCCGTGTTCTTTTCCTATATTTTCTCTGCGCAAAAATTCATAAAATCTTTTCGCGGGGTGATACACAAAAGGCAATCCTTTATTAAACATTTGTGATACTGTTAAAAGTTGAGTAGCTATAGGTGTTTTGTTATTTCTTTTATATAAACCATGGATAAATCTAGTTATATTATACGATTGTGAATTTGAATTTATTAATATATCAAATTTTTTATAATATTTTTTACGACTTCCCTTAAATCTATAAGCAACTAAATTTTTACTTACACCATCTGTAAGTTTAGATGATATACCTCCAACTTCTATTTTAAAACCTTTACCTTGATTTACTTTATTGTCTAGTTCTCCAAGTAATTCCTTTGATATTTCTTGTTCTAAATTTCTGTCAGACGAATAATAAAGAAATTTTGTTTTTTGCTCTTTAGATGTATAATTTTTTAAATTTGTTTTTAATTTTTCGTTTTCGTCATTGTTAAATTTAATTTTTAATATATTGTTTATAATATCTGAAAATAATAAATGAAATTTATCTACATAAATTTTTTTCATATCATGAATCATATCTTTTGCCAATAATAAATAAAATTCATCTGCTTTTATATTTATATTGAGAACTCTACCAATGTTGCGATAATTAGGTCTTTTTGTTTCGTTATAAATTTTACGAATTTTTGAATTATTTATATTATTATATTTTGGTTGTTTTTCTATTTTAGTTCTTAAAATATTTTGTATAATTGGTCTTTTTATACTTGATTTTTTTAATCGTCTCATTATAAATTGTGATGTGAATTTTAGTAAATTTTTTTTTGATTTTTTTACATATTGTAATTGTTCGTTATATTTTCCCAAATCTGAAATATTTATATAGTCTAACAAAAATAAAACTTTACTTATCAAATTAATTTTTTTATTTTCAATGATATCTTTTATACTTAATATATATTGTAATACTAGTCTCTTATATTGCAAATTATTAAAACTAAAAGTGGTTTTAACGTATTCTTCTAGTTCTTTTTTACTTGATATTTCTAAATTTTTTAATCTTAATATATTACTAAGTAAGTTTATAGATTCTTTTAAATTTTCTATCGAATTATTGTTTGACACATTTCTTTTAATTATATAATTTTGTATTAAATTCTTTTTAGTATTATTGTTATTCTGTGTAGCCGTAGATGTAGACGGTCCAGCTCTACCAGGAAAAGGTGAATTTTTATTATTTCGTGTAGGCCTGATATTGTTTACACTCCGTCTCCCTGGTTCTGTAATAGCTCGTCTTGGTGGCATACTTAATAGATAATAATATTATTTTTTATGAAAGACACCTTTTATAAAAGCAACAACTTTTGTTTGATTGTCTGGACCCGTGTTAAATTTTTTCCAAACTTCGTTTGTGAGTTCACCTTTCAAAACTTTATTTTCCAAGAAACGATTTATTTTTTCTTTTCTCGAACCACTTTCTTTTCCATATATCCAATCTCTCAATGAATATAACCTTCTAACCTGTTCCGCTTGAACTGTTCCATTTAAAACTTTATGAATAAGTTTCTTGGGATTTTTTCCACCATACTCCATTATTTTAAATGCGGTGTCTATATCACTAAGTTGTTGAACAGTTTTAATTTTACCAGCTGTTATCATTTCCCATAGTGTATCATAGTTATTTAAGTGCCATTTATGTGTTCCCCAGTGTTTTGGGAATTTTTCCTTTTCATCTGGGGACATTTTATAAATAGAACGACCTTTATCTAGAGGTGCTCTTCTTTCTATCACCTCTTGTACTTTTAAACCCCCCATAGCAGACGCCATATCCCCTAATTTTGCAAAAAGTTTTCTTAGACGGTTTGGTGAAACACCGATTGGAATAAGATTTTGATATTTAAAAGTTCTACCAGTCATTGAACGAGCACCTTTTAACCCCTTTGATTTTGCTGTCATAACACTCTTTACAAGACCACCCTTTTCATACACTGTTTTAATTTTACTAGCCTTACCATCTTTGCTATATTGGACATCACTGAGTAAATAATATTGTTTTGATTTTGCAATACTTTTAGAACCCCCAGATGTTGGAAGAAAATCCCCACCAATATATGTCACATTCTTTGAAACATATGAAGGTGATTTGCTCATATATTTATAAATAATATTTTTATATTTTAGAATGAAGATTGCTCCCAAAGTCAAGGAACTTCAAGACAAATATGGTAAGATGTATGCGCCTCTGAAATATTTCCGTGGTCTTCCAAACCTCAGGGCTGTGGAGGACAGGTATAAGAAGATGTTGAAGAAGAACTATAAACCATTCAAGACAGACAAGGGAATGAAAACAAAAACATCCCAATACACCCAAAGATTTCGCAAGAAATATCCAGGTGTCTATACTCTTCCACAAATTGCGAAAGTGACAAAGGTGCCACTTGCCAACTTGAGGGAGGTATATAAAAAGGGTTTAGCTGCGTGGAGAACAGGACACAGACCAGGTGCATCCTCACAAGCTTGGGCGTATGCGAGAGTTCATAGTTATGTTTTGAAGGGGAAAACTTATTGGACTGCAGATAAATATTTACATGAAAGAAGGAAAAAGAAATAATTTTATTTTGATAACCTGGATTTTGTAGTGTTTCCTTTTTTTCTTATTATTTTTCTATTTTTCTTTGTTTTATTTTTAATATTTTCAGAGAACATTGGTGGAAACCGCATGTTATCCATGAGTCGCGTTAAGTATCTTTTCTTTTGAGCTGTTGTTGCCGTATAATTATTTTTTACTTTGTTTAACAAAAAGTTCATATTTGTATTTGATACTCTTATGTTTGATTTATTAGCATAATTTTCAACGTGTTTTTTCAAACTATTTTTTTCGTTCTTCATTTTTCTCTGAAACTGTTCTAGCCTGTTAAATGCGTCAGTGCCAAGTGCAAATCTTCTCAATCTCAATGATTTTTTTGGAATCAAAGGTGGTATACTACTCATATCTTTGTTATAACTTAAGAAATAATATCTAAATTAAATTAATGAAAGGTTTTGTGAATGGTGGAAACACATGTTATTTTAATGTATCCCTAAAATCAATATTAGTCGCATGCCCCG